CTATACGGCTACCTCCTAGCTAAGAACGGCTATGCGGTCAACCGAGTGTCACTGGTAGCAATTGCCAGGGACGGGGACGAAAGAGATGTCAAGGTTCACACCGAAGACTACGATGAGTCCATTGCACTAGAAGCACTCGGTTGGCTAGCGGCTGTTAAAGAAGCAGCAGAGCCACCAGCACCAGAGAAGGACGCAAGTTACTGTCAGTTCTATTGCAAGTACTATGACGCAAGTGGGCAGATGGGATGCGTTGGTCTAAAAAAAGAACGTACACCAGTCAATGAAGTAATCATTGCTGATGAAGATATTGACAAGAACGCACTTTTGTACTTACAGTTAGCAGTGCAGATTAAAGAGTTAGAAAAAGAGCAAGATTCTTTGAAGGCATCCTTTGAAGGAGTAATGGGTACTACTAATTCAGGTATTGAACTCAGTTGGACAACTGTTAAAGGGCGAGAGTCAGTTGACAGTGACGAGGTAGAAAAACTATTAGGGTTTGTCCCTAAGAAGATAGGAGCTGAGAGTCAGCGACTATCAGTAAAACAAAGTGGAGGCAAGTAAATGGCTACAGAAGGAACTAAATATCAGATCAACTACAAGTTGAATGATGGAACACTCATCAATCTTTACGCAGCAACAGTTCAAGAATTAGAATCAGGTCTTGCAGATCTTGCAATGAACGCAATGAACATCCGTGCAACTGGAGCAGAGTTATCAGGTGGAGCACCAGCACCAACAGTTGCAGCAGTAGCGCAGCAGTTCAACGCAGCACCAGTACAAGCTGCACCTGCACCAGCAGGTAATGGTAACTCTTGTAAGCACGGTCAGATGTCACTGCGTTCGGGTGTAGGACAAAAGGGTCCGTGGTCAGGTTATATGTGTGCAGCACCCAAGGGTGCGCCAGATAAGTGCGAGACAATCTGGGTTCGATAACCAATGCGGGAGCCGAGTCATTACGAAGCTCCTAGTTGTGCAACTATCGGTGGGGACTTTTGGTTTCCAGATGTATCTACTGGCAATAAAGAAGTATCAGTTGATGATGCTAAATTTGCAGTAGATATATGTAATAGATGTCCCCATCGCAGAGAATGTGCTGAGTGGGGAATAACCAAAGAATACTTTGGCATCTGGGGTGGTCTAACTATTAGACAACGCCAACAGATCAGAAGTCAACGAGGGCTTACATTGAAACAGGAGAAGGACATTGCTTAATCTTTCCCGCGCTTGGAGTGGAGTGCTTACCAAAGCAACACCACTACCTGATGTGTGGGATGGGTTAAAGGCAGAAGGTATTAAGTTTCGCAGAGGCCAAGTATGTATGGTAGCTGCTGCACCTAATGCTGGTAAGTCTATGTTCGCTCTGGTCTATGCAATCAAAGCCAAAGTTCCTACACTTTTCTTCTCCGCAGATACTGATACCACTACTGTAATGATGAGGTCTGTATCGCATCTATCTGGTCACTCACAAGTGACAGTAGAGGCAAACCTTTCAGACAATAGCCAGTACTACAATGCACACTTAGATAAAGTTTCACACATCAAGTGGGTCTTTGATTCTTCTCCAAACATTGACGACTTGGAGTTAGAGATCAGGGCCTATGTTGAACTTTTTGGACAGCCACCTGAGTTGATTGTCATTGATAACTTAATGAACATAACCGCTGAGACGGACAACGAGTGGGCTGGACTGAGAGCAATTATGATGGAGCTACACGATATGGCACGCAAGACTGAAGCCTGTGTAGTAGTGCTTCACCACGTATCAGAACAGTCAGAGTATGGTTCACCTTCTGAACCACCTCATCGCAGAGCAATTCACGGAAAGGTCAGTCAGCTACCTGCACTGATACTTACATTGGGATACGATCCAGGACAGGCAACCTTGAAGGTTGCAGCAGTTAAGAATAGGTTTGGGCCACACCAACCAGACGGAAAGAAATACGTACAGCTACTGGTAAACTACGCAGCAGTACAGATCTCAGACCAAAATGAATTTGGTTGGATGTTACGAAGAGATGCTATGAGTGGATACCAAGGAGGAATAAATGTCTGAACAGTTATCAAATAAGTACAGAGACAATCTAAGGATTGATGCAGTGCGTGATGCTAGTAACAAACTACGTGCAGAACTAGATGCCATCAAGGTAGACCTAACCAACTTCGTTGGTGCTCTGCTGCAATCTGGTGTTGTCGAATTAGTTAAAGATGAGGAAGGCAATGTCATCTACAAGATCAACAAGGTTGTATTGGTAGATGAGTCAGTACAACAAGACTAAAGGTTCTCAGTTTGAGACAGATGTAATGAAGTGGCTCCGCAAGTGCGGTGTCATTGCAGAACGTCTGACTAAAGCTGGGGCAAAGGATGAGGGCGACATCGTAACTGTTATCGCGGGAAAAACCTATATCCTTGAACTCAAGAACAGGCAGACCCTTTCACTGCCTGAGTTCTGGAGAGAAGCACAAGTTGAGGCGCTTAACTATGCTAAGGCAAGAGGTCTTGGGGAAGTCCCATTGTCTTATGTAATAGTTAAGCGTCGCAACGCACCAATAGATCAAGCCTGGGTCATTCAAGACCTAGCACAATGGTTAAAGGAGAAACAGTAATGCCAGTTCCAGAAGGTGTAATCACAACATCAGAGATACTACAACCAGTACAAGAAGAAGTAGTTGAAGTTTCAACTACAGAAGAAGCTGAAGAAACAGATGACAACTAAGATAGGCTTACCTGAAAATCGCAACCGATTAAAGGGTGCGGGCATAGAGCACGCTAGGAGTGCATCATTTGATGCAGGATACAATGCAGGCTTTGATGCAGGCGTAGAGTATTACCGTAAACAAACTGCTGAGTTTATTCATCAGCTTGGTATTAACTCTACACACTATGACGGATACAACGCTCTTGTCTATGCCTATCAAGCACACAACATTGCATTAGGCACCCATACTTGGGAGTTCTATGTTGAACAAGAAAAAAAAGAATACGAAGAAGGAAAAAATGATCTGTCAGAACTGTCATAAAGGCGGAGAAGAGAACACTCTTACCCACTACAAACGTTCAGCTCATTGGCACGATAAGTGTGATGATAAGGGGTGTGTATGCCAGCACAAGACTGGTCCAGGGTACGTAAAGCGGGCAGATACAAAGGTGCCATTGATGCAAATACAATCCCCATAGGTCCTATTGTCCAGCACTTCGGCGGTGAAGTAAGAGAGGGTAAGAGCGCATCAGTTAGATGCTGCCTACATAGCGACAGTCGCAGGTCTGCTGTTATGAATACCTACGACAACCTGTACTTCTGTCACACCTGCGGTAAGGGTGGCAATGCAGCTAACTTAGTGTGCATACTAGAGAACTTGGAGTTTAATGATGGCCTCAAACGTGCAGTCGAAATTGCTACTGGAAGCGGCGCAACAATACGCTCAAGCAATAAGTCCCGAAGCACTGGTCGTATTAAACGCACGTGGGATCTCTGAAGAGACAGCAGGACTGTTCCAACTAGGAACTATTACAAACCCAATCAACGGTCACGAGATGTATGAAGGGTGGCTATCTATCCCTTACCTTACTGCCTCCGGTGGTTGTGTTGGGTTTAAGTTTAGACGATTAGATGATGCCAAACCTAAGTATGGATCTCCTACTGGGCAGAAGGCACATCTGTATAATGTTTGTGACATCACTCTTGATTCACCACACATCGTTGTATGTGAAGGTGAACTAGATGCGATAGTTACTAGCGGAGAACTTGGGATACCAGCAGTGGGAGTACCAGGTGTTGCAGCCTGGAAGCCACACTTTCCTAAGCTCTTTGCTGGTTATGAAACTATCTTTGTTGTTGGCGATAATGATATTAAAGAGGATGGTTCTAACCCTGGTGCTGAGTTTGCTAAGCGCGTGGCGAACGAGGTAATGAACTCACAAATTGTTACACTACCACCAGGTATGGACATCAATGATTACTACTTGGCTAATGGGATTGATGCTACGAGGAAGTTACTGATAGGGGAGTCAAATGTATGACAATGACAAGGCAAGAGTGGGACACGATGATACAGACTTTGCAGCATATGGGCTTCCAAATCCTAGAGATCAGTATGGAAACCGAGACATTGTTAATCCGTCCAATCCCAGTGCGGTAAATGCAGCTTTCGTCGCTGATGTTTGGCGCATTATGGATCAAGCAGGCAACCTACTGGTGCGTAAGCATCACGACTACGGCCCAAAGAACATTGCTCACTCACCAGGTGGACCACTTAATGGTTTGCGTGTACGTATGTGGGACAAGATAGCACGCATCAACAACTTACT